CAGGATTGCCATTTTTTAATCCCCTGTCACTTCATCTATTACCGTTACTTTTCCGTATAGTGCTTTATATACAATTGATGTATCTAATGGATCAAATACTTCAACATCATATACCAATGGCTCTGCTGGCAATGTTGCTGTAATATCTGCGCCCATTACTACCTCAAGTTCTCCTACTGATAGATCAATAGCGTTAAATGTGAAGGGCCAAGAGTTTACAGATTTATATGATCTTTTAACTTCTCCACGTAATCCAAAGCCTGTAGCATCAAACTCTGATATATTACCTGCGGCATCTTCTTGTTTGAGGTTTACCAATAGGAAAAATGTGGCACCTTTTATAATTTCAATATCATTCTTGGGTTCCATTATCCTCTCTCCACATTAAATTGTCTTGAAGGTAGCATCAATATCGGTGCTAGTTCTTTCACTATTCTATCCTTGGATGCTGAAGTTTGATTCTGCTTTTCAAAGTATTCAATACTTTCTGAATATGATCCAGCACTGAAAGACTCTCGTTTTATATTAGCATCTTCAAAATCTTCTTCAACGAATTGTAGGTTATCATTAGCAAAGCCTATGGCACCCTGTGCTACAGCTTGCTTGAGTGGCTGTGGGATCGTCTCAGAATTGATTAATCTTCCATGACCATCCATGAAGCTGCCTCTAGGGTATAAGAGGCTCTGAGAGTCTGTAAGAATATCTCCACGGTATCTATGGCCATATAAAGATTCTACAAGATTTGTAGATTTTACAATGAATTTGTTCTTATCTTCCGTAGGGCAATCTAACCAATTCTGTTCATCATGTAATTCTGCGACTGTATCTACGAATGCAATATCTACGTAAGTATTTGCATCCGTAACATTTGTTCCATCTTCAATTATCAAGTTAATCATTCTTTACTCCTTGGTGGATTTTTTCTTAGTCTTTTTCTTGGATACTTTCTTCTTTTTAGGTTTAGTATCCTCTATTGATGCTGTAGCAACCTCATCGTATTCAGTGATTGTCTCACCATCCATATTTTTATATTCAATATCCTTAGACTCCTTCGCAGCCTCTTCACGTGCTAAACGTTTAGCTCTGCGTTCAAGGTATGCTTTAAGTCCTAAATCTTCTCTACGCTTCTTAAAGGCTTTCAGAGCGTGTTTACGAGATTGTTTCTCATACATGTTCTTGTCATTAATATCATCAGCTTGGTTTGCTAGCTCTTTATAATATTTGCTCATATTTGACATATGGTTCTCCATTATTGATGTTGATAATGATATTTATAATAATTTTAGACAATACAAACAAAAACCCCCGGAAGGCCGGGGGTTTGATGTTTTACTTTTTTAAGCTATTGCTTAGAGTACGTGTACCAACATGCGGATACCGAAGGAATCAACGCTCTGCGCACCTAGTACCCAGTTTCCAGCGGTCAGCAATTCGGCATTGGTAGCTGTCACACCTGCTGGTGTTCCAGTCCATTGCGCTGAAGCAGGATGGATAACGAAACGCTGACGGGTAGCGAACAGGTTGTTACCACTCTTGATGTTACGATCCTGTTCGAAGAACGACAGGTTATCACCATTAACACCACTGAGCATACCAGCCTGACGAACCATCAATGTACGATAGTCGGTACCATCTTTCAATCCAGCAGTATTGCTAACGATCACTGGCATACCCTGATAAACCTGAATCAACTGTCCAGCAGAGTTACGCTCTGTATCGATCAAGTCCTGTTCGTTAAGAGCAGTGAACACATCGCTATGAACAACTAGGTTCATGTCAAGGTCCTGATACTCTCCAAACAGTCCACGGGTCTGTATGATGTTGGAAGCTGAAATTACTTCAGTACCATCCGATAATGCTGAAACATCTCGAACCACTGAACCAGCACCAACATCTGCGTCAATGCCTAGAGCAGCACCGGCTGCGCTATGTACTGCAACACGGTCATACTCACGGCTCCAGAACGTACCAAGCTTCTGCGCAAGTGCGCCAGCAGGATCAGAACCACTCATGGTCTGAACAAGGTCGTTGTAGCCGTAAAGCTTACCACGTGCAAGAATCGGTGCAACCTGCTTGCTAGAATCTAGCGAAGTTTCAGTCAACTCTCCAGTATCGGAAAGAACTTCTGCTTCACCTGCAAGACCATCCCATGCGGGAACGGTTACAGTGCGTCCAGTTTCAGGAACGACTAGTCCAGAAGCTACGATGCTCCCAGATTGGATGAAAGCGTTACGCTTTGCAATATCTCTCTGTACATATTCACGAAATGTACTCGGTTCAAAACTTAGGTCTGCTAATACGGTCATGATAATCTCCTTTTATGTGTTGTATCATTTGGTTACTATTATTTATAGTAAAATTAATTCGTTTATAAAAATATCATGTCATCCGTTGGAATACATGTTCGAACCGCCGGTTCTTATGCTCTGCTTTTAGCATTTTCCATGGCTTTAGTAAGGTTAAAATCCTTAGAGTCCATGTCAGTGCTTGTGTCAGTATTTGCATTGCTTGTTCTAGTACCGGAACCGCTGGCTCCACTACCATCAAAAGCTCTGCGATATAGATCATGGCCCTTAAGCTCTTCAACTATATCTTCTACCTTTGCTTCTTCACCATCCTTGTAATATGGTTTACCATTCTTATCAAGGACAGTAATACTTACATCTCCGTTATCATCAAACTCTGTACGTAGCCTATTGCTTACAACAGGTTTGAGTAACTCAGGAACGCCCTTATGCTTGGTAATTGCCTCATTGATAAGTGAATCTACTCTAGTAGACTTGAACCTCTCTTTGATACTATTAGCAGCATTGCGCTCCTTTTCTAATTTTTCTTCATAGCTCTGCTTCAACTGGTCATATTTTTCATCACCTTGTGAAGCTTTGCTCTTCAGTTGTGATAATTCACCCTCAAGAGTATCAACTCTTTGGGCTTTGCTCTTAAGATCGTCTACATCTACATCTTTAAATTTTGTTTTAAGAGTAGATAACTCTCCCAATAGCTCATCTCGTTTTTCTACTAATGGCTTTTTAAACTCGTTGAGTAATGCTTTACCATCTTCATTCTCTGTCAAGAATTTCTTTACTTCTGCTAAATCCATATTATTTCTCCATTATATGTAAGAGTCGCTGACTCTCTGTTACTGCTATTTATAGTAAAAGTATTTCTTTTAAAAAATATTAATTGTCGTTATTATCTGTATTGCTTGGTGTAGTAGGGTTAATTATCAATAGCTGACGCTGTTTAATTTCTTCCAATGCGTCAGATGCTGACAATATACCTTCACGTACAAGATCAATAAGCGTAGATACTCCTGCATCAGGCGTAACCGCCAGACTTGTATCAATATTAACCACTATATTATCTGTAGTAGCTGAAATATATTCTCCAGCAAATCCAAATGCTTTTTCCAGTGATGCTTCAAGATCAATACAAATAGTCTTCAGCATGGAATTTGAAGTATGTTCATCCAATAGTCTACCTGTAGCAGTTTCTGTGATAGCTTTCTTGGATGTTATCTCAAGTCCTAGCACGCTCATGGAAGCTTCAAGCTCTTTAATATTTTCCATGTAAGTTTTGACACCTGAACCGTTAAGCTCAATCCAGCGTACACCACCACTTTCTGATACATTGATACCAGAGTTTGGAGATATTACAATCTCTTCGGATTGTCCAGTTACAGGATCGATGCTATTATCGCCACCCTTAATCTCTAACATTGGCATAGCACCGTAATGCAATGCTGTATCAACATCACTAGACTTGCGGAAGTGTGAGATATTCATGTATGCAAGGTCCATCAACACTGGCTCACCAATGTAGGGTTCTACCTTGTTTGAATATACTGGTACGATGGGAATCTGTGATACTCCACGGATAACATTTTCATCATATAGGTATTCATTATCGTATTCATCCTTACGATAGATTCTGTATATGATCTGTGGACCATCTTCTGTTTCTACACGCTCAAATTCTTTTGACTGTATGATATTCTTTTCAGCAAGTGTCTTATAGTCATACTCAGTAACACTCTCCAAGA